ACTCTGCTATCCTACAAGACGAAGGATGGATACAGAGGATCTCTTGTTAGGGTTAAGGTTGTAGGGTGACATACTCATAAGTATCTAAGTAATATAAATAATTAATTATTTATTATTCTTTAATAGTATATAAGAAATATAATGTATTATGCTCGTTAAGGTGCTGACCTAGTGATTTCAGTTACTTAACTAGGATATGCTTGACATGGTACTACACTCCGATGCCTTGAAATGCAGTACCACACTGAGGCTATGCTTCACCTCTCCATTGCCTCTTCCTCTTAGACTGACTCTTCCAACCCTTATCCTTTGAGCTGGCTTGAGTCCTGTCATCCCAAGAGTCTGGAACCTTGCCAACTACCACAGGCTTAACACTATGGTCAATGGCATCAGGATCTATGTTAGATTTCTCTACCATAAGGTGCTTTGTCTTAGGTTCTCTTAAGTAAGACATAACTCTCCTTGTTAAGGGTAAGGGTAAAATACGTTGCTGGCACGTATCTCCCTAATTACACTGTTAGTTAGATCATTGATCGTAACTCTCAGCTCTAGGCAGGTTGGTAACTTATGTAGGATCTCGTTACCATCTTCGTTCTTCCACTTACCTACCTTGTATATGTTCATTAGCTGTTCGATTACAGCTAATTGTTCCCACACTTCAGCCTTAGCTTGGTGGAATACCTTGTTATCTTCTTCCATACATACTCCTATGTTAGGGTTAATGTTATATAGCACCAGAATAGTGCTATATTGATGCCATGATTACTAACATTAGATAGCAAGCATACATTGCTAAACCTAATGTCACTAGCTTAATTAGCTCGTGTATTGTTTGCATATTCACCTCTTGGTTGGTTAACTAGAATAGTCCCTGTAATGCTACATTACATCAAAGGGTTATGTGAGACTGTAACGAATCACTATACGTTACCCCTCACTAGGCATAAAAAAAACCCCTACCACGTTAGCAGTAGGGGTCTAGGGTCTACATAAGAGCTATAGCCTCTTGCACACGCAATAAGCCTTCACGATTCCAGTAGCCGTAATCCTTCTTCGGGGATTTGGCTCTGGCTACGTTGTAGCCTTCTGTGCGTAAGGCGTTAAGCCCAGGAATTAGCTTCCAACCTTCGGGAAGCTCAACTCGTGGATACACCTTGGCGACCTTCGTCTTCGCCTTGTTCGTCTCAGCCTTCGGCTGGATGAACTGATGCTTCGCTCCGCCTTGAGCTAGTAATAGCTCTTGGTTGGCTTGGATCTCCTGAAGTGCCTTCAGGACTTTGGCGTTTAAATCACTCATCGTGTTCTCCGTGTGTGAGTGTGAATGCGGGCATGATTGCCCTGCAACATACGCACGCATAATGCGGGTATGTGCCTGATGTCGTGGGGGAAATACCTCTGGACATCTGGTTTCAGTATAGCAGAATTTTACAAATATCCCGAAATTTGGGGACGAAGGGTTTTGCAGGAAAATGGTATTTCCTCAAGATCAATAGAAATGTTTTCGTCTCACGCAACCCCCCCCAGGGGCGACCGACCACCCGCACCTATATATATACTGGAGTCCCTCTCTCATCTGTCTTCCCAATACCCCCCCAATATTTACCCCCCAGTGGAATATATAACGCCCCCCCACTTTTTTTGACCCCCCACTTTTTTCAATTGATAGCAAAAAAATACTTGACACTGATATGTATATTGATTTATAATATATATAACCAAGTAAAATTATACACCCACTAATCGGAGAACATGATGAGTCCATATATGTTATTAATATTCATACCAGTAATGCTTCTTGTAGCGGGGTTCCCTTCTCATTGGGATGACAATGGTATGACAGATGATGAAATCATAACACTTAATGAGGTAGAGACAGCCAGGAGAGTAGCTGTAATAGAGAAGAGGGACAGTTTAAAGTCTCGACCATCTCATAGGGCGGAGAAGTTGCATGATGGCATACAGCCTGACAGACGTAACAACGTACCGATTGAAGAGTTAATGAAGGGATACCGGGGGTTGTTATAGCGTTTTATCCAGATCAGTATGACAAGTTTGATCAACGTGCTAAGGATGTTGTTAGGGGTTGGCTTGAAAACAGGGGGTTACGTCTTCAGCCGGATAAGGAGGACTATCTAGCTGACATCAAGGCTACAATAGAGGAGCACCATGAGGTAGAGATAAAGGTGTGTTGGGCTAGTGGTAAGTGGCCCAATTGGGATACAGTCCATATACCTGCAAGGAAGAAGAAGTTACTAGGACATTCTGATAGGATAGTGTTCTGGGTATTGAATAACGATTGCAGTTGGGCAGTTCTAATAAACGGAGTTCACCTCAAAGATGAATACATCAAGAGTATCCCTACTAGACGTACCCCCGGTGGGGAGGACTTCTATGACATACCAATTTCTAACTGCAACTTTATAAACTTGGAGAAGAATGGCAGATAGGGCAGGTAGGAGAGTAAGGGTTAAGAAGCAGGGTAACAAGAACAGTACTAAGGTTACTACTGGTTCAAGGGCAGAGCAGGCACATCATCGTGCTGTTATGAAGGCAGCAATGAAGGTTGACTATGAGTCGGGTCTCCTCACTAGAGGACAGATAGTTGAGAAGTATGGTATATGGAGAAGTACCCTGGCAAAGTATGTAGGAGAGGGTGACTGGGAGTATGCATCTAAGAGGGAGGATGCACTGACTGATGTACACACCCGTATGATTAGGAAGTATGCAGACTCCAGGGCTACAATATCAGATCAGCATCTTGATGAGTTAAACAGGTTAAAGGAGTTGGTGCTGCTCTCTAATGAGAGGGCAGAGGTTGATTTGTTATCTGCTAAGGCTAAGACAGTTATGGATATCATCAGGAGTGAAAGGATTGCACTGGCGATGCCTAACGAGTATAAGTATATAGAGCAGAGGAATGAGAATGTCTTCAGGGTTGAGGATGCACTTAAGGAGCTTGATATACAAATGAGTCCTCAGATAGAGGATATAATTGAAGGAGAACTTGTAAAGGAGGATGATGGCAAAGAAAAAGAAAACAGCAAAGGAGATAAAGTTTGAGCAGAACCAGGTAATGGATTCAAGGGCAATGCTGGCAATGATGGTAGCATCGGCAGCAGTCTCATGGAAAACTGGCATACCTTATGCAGAACTACAAGCACAGGCAGAAAGGGAGAATTTAAAATCAGATACATTCTTCTTAGATATTGCCGATAGTATAGGTACAATGTTTACTATGGTTGAGGCAGAAGAAAAATGAAAACATGTTTTGTTTGTAAGAAGAGGTTGCCACTTCATCGACACGTATTTTGTTCGGAGGCATGTTCTTATTACAATACAATTCAAAAAGCTAAAACGAAACGCAAGAAACTTCAACTTGATCCAATTAACTGTAGTACATGTGGTGATACTGTTATTCCTAAAACAACCAGGCAGAAGTATTGTAGTAAGCATTGCTGGACAGTTGAGCAGATTAAACGTAGAGATGCTAAACGTAAGCTTCTACCCCCTAAGCCTAAAGAGAGGAAGGCAAAGAGGTTTGAAGCTACCTGGTGTTCTCCAGTCTTTGGTGAGAGAATAGTTACAGAAGCTGAGTTTACTAGGGCAGATAGTAAGGAGAGGGTAGAGATGCAGTCTGCTGTTGAGGAGTATCTAAAGAATGGTGGGAAAATAACTAAGTATGGAGATCAGGCAGCAAAGATTGAGGTAGAGGGTGATATAAAGTGGCAGATTGATAGAACAGAAGAGAGAGATATCCAAACTGAACTAGCACGTATATGGGGGGTAGGTGATGTACTTGGGAATTGATCCAGGTTTTTCTGGAGCATTGGCAGTATTAGATAAGGAACTTCAGGTTATCCACTATCAGGACATGCCTATTATTGAGGTAGCCAAGAAACGTGAGTTGGATGAGCCGGAGTTGAGGAATATATTTCGGAGGTTCTCTCCATATTATGTAGATTTGACTGTAGGTATAGAGAAATCACAGACGATGCCGAACCAGGGGATCGTATCAAGTGGCAGATATATGGCTAGTTACGGCTTTCTGAGGGGTCTGTGCGTGGGCATGGGCTTGCCGTACATCTTGATACGACCTCCAACCTGGAAGAAGGCTATGCTTGCAGACATGCCTAAAGAAAAAGGCTCGTCTATTCAGAAAGTCGGACAAATTTATCCGAATATAAAACTCACCCGGAAAAAAGATCATGGAATCTCCGATGCAATACTGATTGCTCGGTACATGAGTACTATCCTGTGATTAAAATCTGTGAGTATTGTAGTGAAGAATATGCTCCTAATATTCATGCTTCAACAACACAGAGGTATTGTAATCGCAACTGCAAAGATAAGGCGGCTTTCCACAGGAATAAGGCTGCTGGTAAAATCAGGATGCGGAAGGGTGGTTACAACAGGACTACATATATTAAATGCTGGCTCAAGGCTAAAGAAAAAGATCACACTACAGCTCCATGTTATATATGTGGTAAAAGATTGGAAGTGGAGGGTGACTGGGTGCTAGATCATCAACACCCACTCTCAAGACTAGAGACCAGGGAACAGATTATTGATCCGGATAATCTTCATGTTTGCTGCAAAGAGTGTAATGTGAGGAAGGGTTCTATCCCATATAATGAATTCATGAAGGTAGATGGGGACAGGCAAATCTAATAAAGAAGCAATGCAGGAGCTTATGGATAAGCTTCAGGATCACTCAGCATATTTCCAGTATTGCTTAAAGATACAGGAGCTGGGTACAAAGAAACTGATTCCATTCCGAATGAATTCAGTTCAACAAATACTACATGGGGTAGCCCAACAACAACTTAAGGATGTAGGCCACGTAAGAATAATAGTTTTAAAGGCTAGGCGTTTCGGTATCTCCACCTATGTTCAGGCACGAATGTTTAAACGTGCTGCTACTATGTTTAACCAACTCGTACATATCTGTACACATTCCAAGAATACAACTTCAGAAATGTTCCAGATGACTAAAGTTATGGAACAGAACTACCCAGATTTTATTAAACCATTGTCTCACTATAGTGGTAAGCAGGAACTAACGTGGGGATCAGTTGATGGTAAGGGGCTGAACTCCAGGTATGGTATGAGTACAGTAGAAGGGTCAGAGGTTGTAGGTGCAGGTATTGATATGCTCCATTGTTCAGAGGTGGCACGTTGGGGTGGCAGGGCAAAAGAATATGCAACAGGTTTAATGAACTGTGTGATGCAGGGGTATGGGACAGAGATCTGGTTAGAGAGTACAGCAAAGGGTGTTGGTAATTATTTTGAACGTGAGTGGTGGCGTGCAGAGAAGGATAATTCTGGATTGAAGCCTATCTTCTTTCCCTGGTTTGTGTTCGATGAATACTCGACTGAGTTAAGTGAGGAGGAAAAGAAAGATAATAGTTTCAAGAAATCCCTTGGAACTAATCCTGCTTATGGTGGAGAAGAAGAGAAGGGGTTGCTTGGTGTAGAGATCTCATATGATACACCTGATGGTATATTAGAGTTTAAGATTGGTCTTGAACACTTAAAGTGGCGTAGGAATAAGATAGTATCTCCAGAATGTCAGGGGGATCTCAGTGTATTCCACCAGGAATATCCTACTACTGCAAGAGAAGCTTTTGTGGCTTCAGGCCGTAGTGCATTTGATAGTGTGATACTGACTAAGATGTGGTTTGATGCAGATGAGAGAGAACGGGAGTCTCCTCCTAAGAAGTTTGAAGTACCTGTTAATGGTTTTGCATATAAGGATGGTGCAGAAAAGATGCGTTATTTTATGAAGAGGCATCCTGAGGGTGAACTGTCTGTATTTAATCCTCCGCAAATTACTAGGGAATACCGGGTGGGGGTAGATGTATCAGAAGGTATCCTTAGCCAGACTGGTGATTCAGACTATTCAGTTATCACAGTCTTGGATGCAGAAACCTATGAAGAATGTGCAACATGGTCGGCAAGAATAGACCCGGATCTTTTAGCTTGGGTTATTAGTACAATCGCCACATGGTATAACATGGCCCTGGTTGCGGTTGAAAATAATAATCATGGGCTATTGACATTAAAGTTCCTGTCATCAATACATGCATACGAGAATCTGTATATAGAGAAAGCCCTTGATGAACGAGGACAGAGACAGAAAAAGAGATTAGGGTTCAATACTAACATAAAAACAAGGAAGTTAATACTCGATCTGTTGCGAAGGTTAATAAGAGAAAGGCAGATAGAGATTTTCTCTAAGACAACAGTTGATGAGCTTCAGACGTTTGTTATTAACAAAGATGGTAAAGAGACGGCACAGCATGGATGTCATGATGATAGGGTGATGTCTTTAGCTATTGCGGCTTACATGTGTTATATGTATCCACATGACCCTGCACCTGTGTTCTCACTTCCAAAATCACAACGTACTGAGTTCTATGTAAAGAGCTAGTAAAGAATTATTTATGTTGACGAACCAACTTGATTAGATATATCGTAAACGATATATGGTTAAAAGGGGGACACTCACAGTTTTCTACACTTTCTGGACGGGTTAAATTCACCTCTGAGCCATGACCATTAGTTAACTCGTAGAGAGTCCCCAACAAAATAGGAATATTAATTTATGGATTATGGATTGAAGAAGCCTATTAAAAAGAAAAAGAAGAAAAAAAAGAGTAATAGTTAATGGCAGAAATAAAACCTGAGAGTAACCACTATATAACAGAAGATGCAGAAGAGAATAAGGGGCTGATACCAGATTCCCTTGGTCTAATTGTACAAGAGCTGTATCAACGTGGTGCTTCTGATTCCGACCGGAAAAGCCGGGAAGAAATATGGGAGTCAGCATGGCACGCAATGAGGGGGGAATTCCCTGATGCAACATCTAAAGCTGTTAATGTTGCAAAAGAACGTGGTATTTATGTTAATCTAACTAAAAGAAAAGTACATGAAGCTAGGACAAAACTTTTATCTTCCACTCTTCAGCAAGGCAAAGTCCCCTTTAAACTATCTCCATCCCGTAGACCCCGTTTTGTTTCCCCAGACTTGCTTGAAGCATCTGAACCATATGAAGAAGCTACTAACAGGGCAAAGAACTGTGAACAGAAAATAAGGGATATACTTGATGAGACGTTTTATGAGGACACATTAAGTAAATCTATTAACGAGATGACACTGTATGGAACAGGTGTCACTAAGTCTATAGTATTAAAGAAAGTTGACTACCCTCTTTATCAGACAGTTCATCGAGATCCGATGCTGGAGATGATAGAAGAGGCAGTTGAGTCTGAGATGGTTCCACATGTTGAGTGGATATCAATCTGGGATACATTCCCTTCTCCTGGTGCAACAGGTAAGTCTGATCTTGATTGGGTAATACAAAGAAGGTTCTTATCTGCACAGGAACTGAGGATGATGGCTATTAAAAGTAATGGAGCCATTGATCCTTTATTAGTTGAGGGCTGTATTGAGACTGGTGAAGGCCAGACGACTATGGACTCAGGGGGTATATCACCTCGTAGGTTTAACCAGGGTGTAGAAGAAACAAAGAATTTTACGATACTGGAGCTTTGGCATAGGGGGCTAGGTAGGGAAGATATAGAACCCTATATGGAGATACCCCCTAAGCAAGAAGGTGAGCCAATTCATATGCCTGTAGTTATTACAGTTCTTGGTTCTAAGGTTCTACGTGCAATGCCAAATCCGTTTGATGGTCGGTTGCCGTATGACTTTTGTTATTGGCAGGAACAGGAAGATAGCATCTGGGGTGGTGGAATATATGAAGCTATTCGGGATGATCAGGACATGATGAATTTCGTCTATGGTATGATCGTAGAAGGAAAAACAATGTCTGCTCTTCCAATGGCTGCAATCAATCCGAATGCATTTGATTCAACTTCGGATGATTTTTATGAGATGTATCCTGGTAAAATTTGGCGGCTTAAGGCAGGAGAGAGTGTTAATGATGCTTTTAAATCTGTAACTATACCAGATGTTACTAATGGATTAGTAGAGTTACTTAAGATTATTGAACGTAATACAGATTTAGCATCAGGTCAAGTCCCAATTGGAATGGGTGCGGGTGCACAGTATCAGACTAAGACTGCAACAGGTATGCAGATCCTGAATGAGAATGCTAACAAGCTTACTTCAGGAGTGGTACGTTCACTTAATAATATGATCACTGCAAATGTCCAATCTATCTACCATTGGTTAATGGCTGATTCAGAGGACTCTGGGATTAAAGGTGACTTCCTTTGTCTTGCTAAGAGCTTTGATACGTTCATGGCAAAAGAAGTTACTATTCAGCAGGTGCTTCAATTAATACAGGTTGTTGGACAAGTACCTGAGATGAGAGGTAGGTTTAATTTTGAGAAACTTGCAGTACCATTAAAGGCAGGATTAGGATTAGAGATTGATGGACTTATTAAATCTGAAGAAGAGTTGGCTCAAGAATCACAACAAGCTCAAGCCCAAGCTCAAATGCAACAACAAGAAGGAGCGAAGCTAGAGTCAGATATATATGAAACAAAAGCAGTAGTTGATGAAAAGAAAGCAGTTGCAGCAGATATCCGTAAAGGTATTATACAGGAGCGACTAGCTAAAATAAAAGAAGGAGATCAGTTGGTAACACAGGATTTACCAGATTTACTTAAAGACACATCAATACTAATGCTTGAACAAATGCAATTAGCAGAACAAGAGAATGTTCGACTTCAAGAAGAAGAACAACAGCAACAAACCCAGGCTGCAGAACAAGAATTTCAGTCTGGACAGGGAGAAGCTGGACTACCTGGTGAGTCTTCAGGACGACCCGAGGTGGCAGCAACTCTCTAATATTTTACTGGCTCGACTTAAACGGAAAGAGGATAGACTCTCAGAGAAGCCCCTCTATGACGAAAAGGATGTAGCCTCCTTTAATATGCTCATTGGAGAGATCAAAGAAATCAAGAATGTACTTGACCTTGATCGTTTGATTCGTGAGACGTTAACCCATAATGATGAGTGACCTATGCTAGAAGCACCTCCGGTTGGAGAAATGCCTGAGCAAGAGCCAACAGATACAGGGGCAGAAGAAGTAGCTGAATTAAGAAAACAATTAGCTTCAGTTACTAAAAGCTATGAAGATATTCGACCTCATGCTGATCGTGCATATAGTGCACAGCAAAAGAAAGAGGGAGAAAATCAAGAGCTGAGAGCTAGACTTGCGGTGATAGAACGTGAAAACGAACTAAATACCCAAGCTAAAATGAATAAGGATGAGGATGAATTGTCGGAAGATGATTTACGAGTGATCGAAGATTTCCCTGAGGTAATGAGAACTTCAGAAAGAATTGCAGATCGTCTAGTAAGGAAGCAGATGGCAGCATTCAAATCCCAAGAACAAGAATCATTTGATGACAAGGTAAGTCGGTTTGTTGAAGAGAAGTATGATGCACCTATCAGTGACTTGAACAAAAAGTTCGATTCAATGTCTAGGCAAACATTCTTTGATGGACAACTTGGGCATGGTGTTTGGCCTAATATTGAAGACGACCAGTCTTTTATAGACTGGGTTAATAAGGATTCAATGTATAGGACAGCTATGACTCAAGGGGATAATGAGGCAAAAGTACAGGTTATTAGGATGTACATGGAACTGAACGGAAGTGGTGGAGGGATGTATCAAGGTCAAGAACAACAAGACCTTAGAAGACATCAGGCTTCACAACTAATGGGAGGATCTCAGTCTCAGTCCACAACATCAGATCCGACTCAGGGCTTAAGTGGCGAAGCATTGTTTGATGCGATAGGTGATTAAGCCTTAATTATCTTGTTCTCTTTCCTATAATTTAAAACTTTAATTGAGCAAGAAAAATGGCTAATAATTGGGTTAGTGGGAGTAATACTCCTGCAGTCGCACATAATCGTGGTGGTACTGGACAGGTAACTGTTGCAGGAACCATGAAATATGGTTCTCTGGATGAAACAGAGGCCATTAAAATACAGAAGAAGTTTCTGTCAATTGCAAAGAGAAACATGGTCTTTGCACGTTTTGCACAGAAAGAAACTAAAGAACGTCAAGGCGGATTAGAAGTTCGTTGGAAGCGTTTTGAAAAATTCGGGCTGCCTCTCGTTCCGTTGGCTGAGGGCGTGAAGCCTCCTGCCGACAGTTTGTTGCAGACCATCATTAAGGTGAAGTTGAATCAATTTGGTTCATACGTTGCCACAACTGATGTTCTCGTAGCAGCAGCACAAGATCCAATCATTCAGCAGATTACTGAACGACAATCAATTCAGGCTGCAGAACTGATGGATTTTCTCACCTACTTACACGCACGTTCTGGTACTCAAGCAGCTTATGCTGGTGGAACTACTAGAGCAACTGTTGCAAAAACACTTGGCAACACTATTGGCGTGAATGCTTCATCTCAAGTAGCAAATACAAACCTTCTTGATACTGCAGTTCGTACACTGGAATATCAGGAGGCACGTAAGATTGCTAAGCAGATGACTCCATCTCCTAAGTATAATACTGAACCAGTACCTGAAGCATATGTTGCTGTAGGTCATACTGATCTTCGTAAGGATATTGAAGGGCTTCCCGGATTTATTCCTTATCAGAAGTACAGTAACAATGGTCAGCAAATGCTACCTGGAGAAATTGGGGCAGTAGGTGTTATTCGTTTCGTTCTTACAACTCAAGCAGCACCATTCGGAAAAGATCCGGCTGGAACTGCTTATAAAAACTTGAACGTAGCACTTACACAGGCATCAGGATATGTTCCTGGTCATACCGGACAATCGTTTGGTTCGACTGCTGGAACTGTTGCTGATACTGGTGACTATGCTGAGGCTGGTGCAACTACTTCTGTTGGTGCTGCTCATGGCGGTAATACAACAATGGTATTAACTCCTGCTGGTGCAAAGTTCCAGGTTTATCCTGTGCTTATATTTTCTGCAGAATCACTAGGGTGTGTAACACTCTCTGGTTATGATGCAGTTATACCTAAGGTTGTGATGCCACAGCCTGCAGTAACTGATCCTTTGGGTCAGTCTGGTTCAGTGGGTTGGAAAAGCTGGTATGCTTGCCAAATCCTGAATGAAGACTGGATCTATCGGATCGAGTGTGGATGTTCTCTCTTAAGCTAAGAGTATGAATGCCTAAAGGGTTTCAGGGGTGGGAACCACCTGCCCCTGTTTCTGAGCAGTTGTTTGAAAGTTCTGTTATGGAGATTACATTTGATAGTCTCACTAATGATGGACTTGCTATAACGAATGCTCATTTTGATCATCGTCTTTATCCAAAGGCACTGCCGGAAAGGATCTCTGTTGTTTTAACAGAACCATTCTTAGGTACAAATATAAAGATTTGTATTGGTAGAGTTAATCAAGCTAAAGAAGATGAGTTATATTTAGACTGGACAGAGCTACCGGATGTTTCTTATTCCTTTCAGCAAAAGCCAGAATCTATTTTTCTTCCACCAGACGAAACAAATCATATTGTTCGTCTAAGTTTCAGACTACGTGGGGAAGATCCTCCTAAGTCTGGAAGAATTCTTTTCTTTATCAAACACAGGTTAATATGGCAATAGCAGGCGGAATGATACCAGCAGGCGAGTATGGATCAACACTTAATAATCCAATGTATGATTCAGGTCGTCAAAAGACAGTATCGGTACATCATCAATTTGGGCAGGATATAGCTCAAGAAGTTGCAAAAGATTTAGAAGTACCGGAAGGCTGGGGTTGTGTAGTCATTGGGTTCGGTGACGATCCATCACAGATGGGGCCAGTAACAGTAACACATAATGATTGGGTACTAAGGTTCCCAAGAAATTCCAGGCGTGCAATTCCTCCTGGGCATTTTGATATATTAATGAATTGTGTTGAGACACGTTATATCCAACCAAGTGAGGGAGCACCTCTTACAGGATATGATGCAAATAGATATAATGTTCAGGTTCTTAAGTTCCCAAAAGCATCTACTCTTAATCAGGAGCAGATACAGGCTGATATGCATGAGGTAGAAGTTGCATGATTGAGTTACTCGATATTAGATCACGAGTAGTAAATGTTCTGCAGGATACTGGTTTTATAAGATGGACGAAGACTGAGTTAAATAATTATATTCATGACTCTCTTCTTGATCTTATAAGGGCTATTAGATTGCCTGTAGCAGAATCAAGTGTTGCTATTAGTTCCACTACATATCTAATTCCTCTTCCAACTGGATTAATGGATGTTAGTGGTGGATCTATAGCAGGGCGGGAGTTGCCTGTGGTTACTAAATCAGAGATAAAAAGAATGCATTCTGATGGTAGTTTGCCACTTGTAATTAAAGATGGAGAGTCTTCTCTTACTCAAATATTCGGTAATCCTTTATGGTCATCTGTTGAAGACTGGAGGGTAACTTCAGGTGATGTGCAATATTTAGTGTTGGATCAGAGATCATCAGAAATAATAAGGGTATGGCCTATTCCAACAGAGGATTTAACCTTGTTGCTTTCTGGTACATTAAGACCAATAAGAATGAGTGATGAGGTTCCTTTTAATTATGTTGATGCTACTGATGCAGATAATTTAGTAACTAGAAATATAACAACTGTTCTTAATGGCTGGGTTACAGGTGTTGAGCTTAAGGATGATGCTGGTCAAGGACTTACATTTGATGAGGCAAATCAGACAGTAGGGTTAGATAGTACTAATATTTTTTCTTTAAGTGATACCAATTATCAAACTACTTGTGCTATTGATTCAGTATGGGTTGATGCTTTAACATTTGGGGCTTTAGAAAGAGCATACCTTAAGGAACATGATTTACGGAATGTGGAAAAAAGTGAGTACTTTAGGAATAAGAAGATGGGAATGATTAAAGATGCTGATAGAGTCGAACCTTTAAACCCAGCCAGTATAACAGGTGGGATTAATTTTAACAGATTAGTTGTG